TGCAGGCGCAGTTGGTGCAGACTCGACTGGTAACGGCGCAGACGGCGGCGCAGGCGTAAGCACATCAATTACTGGTGCAAGTGTCCAATATGCAGGCGGCGGCGGTGGCGGTTGCCAAGACAGCGGTACAGGTGGCGCAGGCGGTGCAGGCGGTGGCGGTGCAGGGTCAGCGACAACAACTGGCACGAACGGTGACACAAACAAAGGCGGTGGCGGTGGCGGCGGCGGTCAAGTTCAATCACCGTTTAGTTACGGTGGCGGCGGCAACGGCGGTAGCGGCGTAGTTATTTTGTCCTACTCAGCCGATTTCACTATTAGTAATCCGGGTGGCGGTCTTACTTTGTCAACATCGACTAGCGGTGCAACAAAAATAACTACAGTCACCGCCGGCACAGGCAATGTTAGTTGGGCATAATGGCACACTACGCATTTCTAGACGCAAACAATGTTGTCACCGAAGTCATTGTTGGCATTGACGAAACAGAACTAATTGAGGGCATTGACCCTGAGGTTTGGTATGGCAATTTTCGCGGACAACAATGTGTGCGCACAAGTTACAACGGCAACATACGCAAACAATACGCAGGTATTGGCTATACCTACGATGATGTGCGTGACGAATTTGTTGCACCGCAACCATTTGAGTCATGGACATTAGACGAAAACAATGATTGGCAACCGCCAACACCAAAACCTGACGGTCAATATTATTGGGATGAAAATTTATTAGTGTGGGTCGAATATGACGAGCAAAAAAATTAACATAGCCAAACGGCAAATTGGTGACCAAACCACCAAAGGCGGTTTAATTGGTTTGATGATTTACGGCCTGAATACGCAAGGTGTTGACCCGGTGTTAATTTCAATGCTTGTGCCGGTTGTGTCAAGTGTGCTTGCGTGGGCATCCACAAAAATCGGTGACCCTGATTTAGCATGTTTGTTTGTACCGCAAAATGATGACAAACCAAAAAAGTGAAACCTTACATAGTTACCCAACAGCCGGTATCTAAAAAACCGTTGCCGGGCATGGATGAATGGATTAGGCAAGCAGTAAAAAACAGTAACAAAAGTTTGTGGAATAACGGCAGTTGGGTAGTCCGCGATGTTCGCGGCAAGCCGGGCGTTATCAGTAACCATGCTCGAGGCCTTGCGGTTGATTTGTCGTACAGGTGGCAAGCACAAAAAAAGTTGGGTAGGCAAGATGGCCGCAAAGTATCATTGGCTTACATAGTCAAATTGTTAGAAAACGCAGATGTTTTAGGCATTCAATTAGTTATCGACTATGCGTTAAATCGCAGTTGGAAATGTGACCGCGGCACTTGGCAACCCGGCAAATTTGAATCAGGCGATTGGTACCACATAGAAATAGAACCAACCATTGCAAATAACGCAAACCTGGCTAAAGCCTGTTGGGTAAAGGTTTTTGGCCCATCACCGACATCGGCAACACAATCTGTTTAGACTGATTACCTACCGGGAAAGTAGGTCATGATGACACTTATTACAAAAACCGCTATTTCGCTATTTGTTAGCGCCATTTCAATTTTCATTTTGGCAAAACCGCCTGCACCAACAGCACAAGAAATTGAGCCTGCGCCTATAACCGTTTGGCAAGGTTTACAGCCCGCAGCGCCTCTACCTACCACAACTGTTGTAACTACGCCTATAACGCAGCCTGAGCCGTGTGAGGCGGTCTATAACATGGCTAAACATGTGGGGTGGCCTGAGGACCAGTTAGCCACGGTTGTGGCCGTGGCATACCGCGAGTCGAGGTGCTTGGCAGATGCGTTTAATGGTGCAGATACGGTTGGCCAGTCTTACGGCGCTATGCAAGTTAATGATTTTTGGTGTTTGCCATCCAAATACTGGCCTAACGGCTACATGCAGGCCTACGGTTTGTTAACGGTATGTGATGATTTATTTGACCTAGAAACAAACTTGCGTGCGGCGTTAAACATTTACCGTTACTCAAATGGTTGGCGCGCATGGTCACTATAAAACACTTGTTTTTGGCAACAGTCCTTACTGCGTACACCTATCTGATAATGTCAGTCAGCAACAAACGAAAGGCTAAAGATGACCGGAAACATCGACCCGCGGACTGACCCGCAATTTAAAGCATTAATGCAAGTGATGAACGATATCACTAGCAACAAGGTGCCGTTTTATGAGTCGCACGAGTTGGCGGCGCGTAGCACGCTTAGGGCGTTGCAGCACATTATTGATGATTCAAACGCATTGGATGATTCAGATTTGATTGACGCATGCAATCAGGCGCGAATTGAAATTAGATATTTGTGCAGCATCATTACCGATTTAAAACGTTCATTGGCATCGCGTGAAACTGACATTCGAGTTTTGCAGGAACGCAACAATTACCAGTCATCAGAAATTCAGCGTTTAGAAAATCAGGTGTTTCGTGCAAATTAATTTGACTGACACAGATTTTGAGCGTTGCGCAGATTTTGCGCGCCGCCAACAAGATGAAGCGATGCGCAACAAATACAAAACTAAATATGAACAGCACACAGGTTTAACATTTGAGCAAACTTTGCAAGGCAATTTAGGTGAACAGGCCGTGGCACATTATTTTGATTACGAGTATGTTTACCAGCCTTATAACAAGGCGCGTTACGACATATTGGGTTACGAAGTGCGCACAACTTATTGGCCTAATGGTTGTTTGTTGACCCATCCAGTTATCGAGGTACCGGGTAAACCTGGCATTTATCAGGATGATAAACCTGGCATGTACATTTTGGTGACTGTTGACAAAAACGAGTTTGTGGCAACTATCCAGGGTTGGCGCGATATTGCTGACTGCAATGCAATGACACAAAATTGGCAAACAGGTTGGCGTTATCCGTGTTTTGCAACACCGCAAAACCAGTTATGGCCACTCGATACATTGCCGGCCACTAAAGATTTGTTAGCGCATCAGGGCAGGGCAGCGGCATGAGTCAAAACTTTATGGATAACTATGTCGATGTGGCCACACGGTTAAAAATTGCGTTTGAGCGTTGGCCTGAAATGCGCATACAAGAAACATCGCGCGAAGTCATTGAAATGCCCGATAAGTCATGTTTTATTCGTTGCACGGTCACAATTTGGCGTGACCCTAAAGACCCGATTCCGGTTATTGCGTCAGCATGCGAAATATACCCTGGGCGCACACCGTACACAAAATTTAGTGAATCTGAGGTTGGCTACACATCAGCGGTTGGGCGTGCGTTGGCTTATGCCGGAATTGGTGCTAATAAGTCGTTGGCATCGCGTGATGAGGTTATGGCGGCCCAGTCGAGGCAAAGCACACAGTTGGCGCAGGTTGTGCCGTTACATGATGTAGAGGTGCCGTTTCCGGAGGAAAAACCGCGCGAGTATCCAACACCTAAGCAGATGGGCATGATGCGCGCGTTGGCGAATGGCCAGGGTCTTAAAGGTGATGACCTTAAAACATTTTGTAGTGCTACATTAGGGCGCGAAATTCACACAACAGGCGATTTAAGTAAGCAGGACATCAGCAAAGTTATTGATGCGTTAAAAGCAGTTAATCCTTAAACACAATCGAGTAGTTTCATAGACCTAAGCGTGTTGCAGCGCAGTTGGATGACACGCGGTAGCGCGGGTAGTCAACCTATGTAGCGATACATGGTTGGGCAAATTGTTAAAGCGTTGGGAGTGTCGATGAGGCAAGACACGGGGGGCTTAGCGCATTAGGCTTACATCACAACAAACACAAATTGACATACCAAAAACAAACCACAAAGCCGGACATGTTCACCAACACAAACACAACCGACCGCAAGCAAGCGCGCAAGCGCGCGCTAGCACAAGCCGAAGGCGCGTGAGCAAATGACCAACCCACACATGCACCGGGACTACCTAAAAAACAGGGGGGTAGTACTCCGTGAACAGCCAATATGCACCGTTTGCAACCGCATGCCCAGCACCCAAGCAGACCACATCATCCCACTCGATGCCGGAGGCGGCCACGAAATAGAAAACCTGCGCGGCATATGCGCCAAATGCAATAACACACTCGCACACAAATATGTAACCCAACGCAACGAAATGCGCCGCACAATACGAGCAGAAGCAATGCGGGGGGTAGGCATAATTGACACAACAAACGAAACAAAAACAAAAAAAACAAAACCCGTTTTTTATGAGCAAACAGAATTGAC